CACCTATGCGTCCAGAATTTAAAAAATTTAAAACAGGCGGTCTGGTGTCTCTGGCCCCAATCGCACGCAACATGTACCGCGGACCACGGGCCTTGCAATCACTAGCTCCCGTAGCTAGGAACATGGATCGTTCTATGCTACGCTCCGGCTAAAGGAGAAGCCAAATGTCACAAACACCCAATGCAGGGATGGTCGATAAAAACGTACCGTCTCAACTTGATACGGAAGACCTTGCCGCTGAGATAGAGGTCGAGCTTCCGGGTTCACAGGAAAGCCAGATTGACTTCATGGGCTCCGCCATGAACATGGATGTTGAGATTATACCCGAAGAAGACGGAGGCGTGACGATTGACTTCGAGCCTGCGGATGCAGCCAAAGGCAGCGAAGAGTTTTACGATAATCTGGCAGAAAATCTGTCGGAGGGGGAGCTTGGCAGAATTAGCAGCGAACTATTGGGAGAGTTTGATGCTAATAAGGCCAGCCGTCAGGAGTGGGAAGACGCATATGCGAATGGTTTGGAGTTGCTTGGCTTCACTTATGAGGAGCGCACCCAGCCGTTTAGAGGAGCGTCGGGCGTAACGCATCCTTTATTGGCTGAATCGGCTACACAATTTCAAGCGCAGGCGTTCAATGAATTATTGCCTGCATCCGGTCCTGTCCGGACTACGATTCTGGGTGACGAAACACGCGAAAAACAACAGCAGGCACAGCGTGTTCGTCAATTTATGAACTACTACATCACGACGGTGATGGAAGACTACACGCCGGACATGGACCAAATGCTGTTTTATCTGCCATTGGCGGGTAGCACCTTCAAAAAAGTTTACTACGATGAGACTTTGGGCCGTGCAGTAAGCAAATTTATTCCCGCAGAACAGCTTGTTGTGCCGTATGAGACTTCTGATCTGGATAGCTGCCCGAATATCACGCAGGTAATACGCATGTCACTTAATGATTTGCGTAAAAAACAGGTTTCTGGGTTCTATTTGGACCTGCCAGTGATACCGGCACAAGAAGAACTAAACAGTGTTGATGACGAGATCAACCGAATTGATGGTTTGTCGCCCAGTCAGGTGGATTATGACTGCACGATTCTGGAGTGCCACGTTGATCTGGACTTGGAAGGCTATGAAGATGTGGACGATAACGGTGAACCCACCGGTATCAAGGTTCCTTACGTTGTAACTATTAGTCAGGACAACGGACAGATACTTGCTATCCGTCGTAACTACAATGAGGACGACGAATTAAAGCGCAAAATCCAGTATTTTGTGCATTTCAAGTTTTTGCCCGGTTTTGGTTTTTACGGGTTGGGTTTGATTCATACAATTGGCGGTCTTTCGCGGACCGCGACTGCTGCTTTGCGTCAATTGATTGATGCGGGCACGCTTTCAAACCTACCAGCAGGTTTCAAAGCCCGCGGACTGCGGATCAGGGACGATGATGACCCGCTTCAGCCGGGTGAATTTAGAGATGTGGACGCTCCGGGTGGTGCAATTCGTGACAGTTTGATGCCGTTGCCGTTTAAGGGACCGGATCAGACGCTTTTTGCCCTTCTTGGGTTTGTCGTAGACGCCGGTCAGCGGTTCTCAACCATTACAAATCTGAAAGTCGGTGACGGAAACCAGCAGGCGGCAGTTGGAACGACAATTGCGCTGTTGGAGCAGGGTTCGCGGATTATGAGCGCGGTGCACAAACGTCTGCACTACGCGATGAAGCAGGAATTCAAGATTCTGGCTCGTGTCATGGGTGAAAGCCTGCCGCAAGAATATCCGTATGCTGTTGAGGGTGCGGATACAAAGGTCATGGCCCGTGATTTTGATGACCGCGTAGATATTCTGCCGGTATCCGATCCGAACGTATTTTCACAAGCACAGCGGATTGCATTGTCTCAGACCAAACTGCAATTGGCTGGGGCCGCGCCAGAGATGCACAATATGTACGAGGTGTATCGGGATATGTATGACGCTCTGGGTGTGCGGGATGCAGAGCGGATTATGAAGCGGGTGCCGGACGAAGAGCCGATGCCAAAAGATCCGGCGCAGGAAAACATTGATGCGCTTGATATGATTGAGTTGAGAGCGTTTGAAGGTCAGAATCATCAGGCGCATATTATGGCTCACTTGGTTTTTGGAACGTCTCCGATGGTTCAGGGTTTACCTGCTGTGGCGATGGCGCTGCAAAAGCATGTAATGGAGCATGTTCGCATTGAGGCGAAAGAAAAAGCAGTTGCCGCTTATTTCCAACAGGCTCAAGCTGCAAACGTGCAGTTGCCGCCGGAAGAAGAAGAGCTACAGATAGAGGCTTTGGTCGCTCAGTTTGTGGCCGAAGGTATGCAGAACGTCAAACAGCTTTCTGCGCAGATTTCGGGTCAAGGTCCCGATCCGTTGGTTCAACTCAAAGAACAAGAGCTTCAAATCCGGGCGCAAGCGGAGCAGTCCGACACGCAGCTTGAGCAAGCGAAACTTAATCTGCAAGCGGCCAACCAGCGTCAGCGGGCAGATCAATTCCAGCAGCGTTTGGCTAGTCAGGAACGTCAGACACAGTCGCGTATTGATGCAGCCATGCAGCGGGAGTTTATAAAACAACGCGGGGATAGTTAATGCTAGCAGAGCTTGCCGCCGCCAACGCTGCTTTTGCAGTTATAAAGCAAGCCGTTCAAAATGGACGCGAGTTGGCCGATGCTGGTTCTGCAATAACTAAGTACGTTGGAGCTAAAGAAGAACTGGCAAGACGAGCAAAAAAGAAGAAAAAACCGGGCACTTCTAATAGTGACCTAGAGGAGTTCATGGCGCTCGAAAAGCTCAAGCAGCAAGAAGAGCAATTAAGAGAAACAATGATCTGGTCGGGCCGACCCGGACTATGGAAAGACTGGCAAGCATTTCAAGCACAGGCACGTAAATCGCGACGGGTGCAAGAGGCTCTTGCCAAAAAGCGACGCGAAGAATTTGTGCGGGCGTTAATGATATTCTTAGGTATTGTATTGGGCATCGTTGGCATTTGTGCATTGATTATCTGGGCCCTGTTTTTACGAGCGCTATAATGATGGATGTTTTTCTGTTGCTTGTTTATTTGGGTGTGGGAGAAGATCGTCGCATGGAAAGCAACAACATGCATTTTCGTGATTTGAACGAATGCAATTATTTTGCCTCCCAGCTTTCTAAGAGATATGGTACATATCGTCATAGAGGCGCGATTGACCGTCGGGACAGGGTAACTGCTTACTGTGTTCCGCGGCAAGTAAACCCGGAGAGAACAAAAGTTTATTAAGGAGAGTGAGATGGTCACGCCAAAAAACAAACGCAAAATACGTAAAGTCATAAAGGGTCTGAGCAAAGCATCAAAGACGCACGCAAGACAGGCAAAGACTCTAAGAAAAGCTATTTCTGGCCGAGGCAAAGCGTAATGGGTTGCATTTGGGCAGGTCGCTGGAAAGAATACTTTGCCTTAAAAAAAGAAATCCACGATTGGCGCAAGCAAGGTTTTTCTATGGAAGAAATAGAAAACAAGCTGCGCCGAAAACTTGAGGGCGTAGAGTTGAGGGTGGTAAACGGCTAATGGACCTAGTAAATGCATGGAACGAATTGAGTTACTTTGACGGCGTTCTGTTTACTGTCTGGTTGGGCATTCTGTATGTTGGCAAAAAGAAAATAGATAAGTGGTTAGACTAGATGGATAACAAAAAATTAGAGCAGGGCAGTCGTTACGAAGCGCATGATTTAGACGGCGACGGTATCGTAACGGACGAAGAGATTGCTCGTGAAAAAGAAATGATTGAATTGGAACTTCGAGAGGAAAAAGCAAATGCACAGCAATGGATGGCGTGGGTCGCTATGGGCAGTATGCTCGTATTTACAACTGTGCTTTTTCTTCCTGTGGTTTCTACCAGTCGTGTTAATGCTCTCGCTGACCTCCTTGGGCTTTTTTACATTGCACAGGCTGGTGTTGTCGGTGCATACATGGGTGTTTCAGCGTGGATGAGCAAAAAATAATTTACCGATATGAAGGCCCGATGAACAAATTTAGGCAGTACAATCTTATGCGAAAAAAGATGCGGCGATTAAAGAAAGAATTTAAGGATGAAACCGGTAAATTAAAGGGGTTTTAAATGTTAAGTGTTATTGGTTCGTTAATAGGATTCGCTAGCAGCACCGCTCCGGCAATTGCAGATCATTTCAAGCAAAAGAGTAATCAAAAGTTTGAACTAGAGAAGATGAAAACTATGGCAGAACTGCGTAAAGCAGGTTTTGACCATGAGCTAAAAGCATTCGAGGCGCAGGCTTCGGACAAAGAACATGACCGACTAATTCAGCATGACATGAGTATTAACAGCGGCACAGGAATAATTTCTGCGCTTCAGCGGTCTGTTCGTCCTATTATTACTTATTGTTTCTTTGGCTTGTTCTTGGCGATAGAAATTACGTTACTACGAGAGGCTCTCAATAGCGGAATGAGCGTGGCAGAATCATTGAATGTTTTGTGGGATGAAGACACGAAAGCAATCTTTGCTGCAATCATTAGTTTCTGGTTTGGTTCCCGCGCCATTGATAAAGCAAGAGGTAAAAGCTGATGGCTGATAATTTTGAAGCTAGTCTGAAAATGGTTTTGAAACACGAAGGTGG